AAGCCATGATGCCTTCTGCGCTTTCGCAGAGGCGCTCAATTGCTGGAAGGGTCTTCTCTGGGAAGAACTTCATAGCAAACATTGATGCAGCATCGATGCGCTGATTAGCCCCATCGCCAAGCTTGACGCGCTCTGCATCAAGGTCTGGGCCTTTAGGCATAGAGTTTTTGTAGATCTCAATACCCTTGGCAAACTCATCCTGAGAGTAACCATTCTCAAAGGAATGATCTGCCCACCACTTTAGAAGATCACTGCTAAGAGATTCTTCTGCGTTTACAAACTCTGGGAGTTCATATTCTCCAGAAGATGCTGGTCGATCTTTAAAGGCTTCTGCTTGAAGTTCATCAACGATCTTCTTTCGATAGTCTTCTTCCTTAGTTCCAAGCTTGCTTTCCAATTCCTTGTAAGCTTTAGCAAGTTCCTCTGGAGACTTGTACTTTTCTGGCAACCATTCTGGGCGCGCAGGGGTGTCAGTTGCTACAGCAGACGGAGTGCTTGTAGGCTCGGTTGTTGGTGCAGTTGTTGGTTCAGTTGTTGACTGAGCGGTCGGCTCAGCAGTGCCTTGACCTAAAAGAGATACGTTCATTGTTTGCTCCTGTGCGCGTGTGAGATGCGTCTTTCGATAAGCCCAACGAGATATCGTTGGCCTTCAATGTGACGTAGTTCTTCAGTGCTAATGTTTGGACCACATACCGATTCAATGGTAATGGATCGTAGATAGCGAAGTGTTTCCTTCCCTGCTGGAGAGGAGAACACCTCCGCAATATGTGCGCTGATCTGTTTGTCTTCCGCTTGCTCTCGCGGAATGCTGTCAATCCCAATGTTAATCCTAGGTTGGTTGAGGGCCAACTTGCGCTCCCATTTGTTGTTGCTGTTGCTGTTGCTGCTGCTGCATCATTTGCTGCGCTAATGCAGTTATCTGTTTACGCTGCTCTTGGCTGCGAATCAAGCTATCAGGAACACCAAACTTCTTAGCCAAGTGAATTGCCGTTGCCTCAGAATCAATTAAGATCTGAAGCATCTCTGGGCCAAAGGTTGCGCCAACCAATTGCAAGTAACGCGCAACACTTGAGATGTCTTGAGTTGCTTGTGCTTGAGCTAGTGGAGAGATTGAACGAACCTTTACCTCGCGACCATTTACTGTCGGGACTTCAATGCGACCTTGCTTCTTTAAGATATAGATGACGCGCTGAAGAACAGGCTGGACTAACTCGGCCTGAAGCCGACCAAATGCAGATCCAATACGACGAGATAGATCAGCCATGCGCTCAGCCACCTCAGTCGCTGTGGCTGGCGTCTTGTCTGGATTGCCAAGCATATCATTGTAAAGTGCGCGCTTAATGTTAAGACGCATATCACTAAGAATAAGCTGCGCTACATCAAAGCGACCAGCAGCATTAATTGGCTGCAAGCCTTGGCTGCCCATAGCCTTTGGTATAATAGTCCCAGGGACCAAACGTATAGTATCTGGGTTGATGACCCCATCATCTTCCATTTGATAAATACCACTGATGGACATCTGCGCATTCTCAAGCACAAGTTCGATGGTAAGGTTGGTTGTCTTGATAGCAGATAAGGCATTCAACAGCGGGCCGCGACCATAAACTTCTCCAGCGCACTTAGACCAGCGGAAACAAATAAATGGATTAGACCCAACACCTTTCATTTGTTTCTTATAAAGAACGGTTTCGGTACTCATGCAGATTGCGTAATGATAATAACCCTCTTCATTCTTTAGATCATAATTACGGCAAACCACTTCCAGCACGGTCGTAGTGTCATCGTTGTTCATCCGAACATTAACTTTGTCATCAAAGACCCCCTTGGGATAGAGAATCTTTAGATCAGCAAAGCGGATCTTTTTGCGCTCACGGAACACATGATCAATGCGATCATCGGGTCCAGTATCAAGAACCACATGAGGCAGTGGGATTGCAGAGAAGACGATAGGATTAAGAGCGTCACCCTCTTCGACAGCCAACACTCCAGTGCCAACTGCTAGATCCATAAACGATTCATGAACTTCTTGATTAAAGTTAGAGGACTGAAGAATCTCAAAGACATACTCAGTAACTTCATCAAGGTCTTTATCGATAGCCTCACGCTGATCCTTTGGAACCTCGCTGCCTGCAACAAGATCAGCCCAGCGTGCAAAGTTTGGAACAAGGCCGCTTTGCAAACGGCTGGCAAACTCTTGAACGCCAACAACGGCAGTCTCATCAAAGATCCTATCGTCTCGACGCTGACCAGCCTCTTCATAGTAAAACGATTCACGCTGAGGCAAAGCGTACTCGTAGCATTCTTCAAACAGGGGAACCCAGTTCTCCCGAAAAGCTTTCGCCTTGATGTATCGCTCAAGGTACTTCTTTGCCAATGGATCTTGCATTACGAGAACCTACCTAAAAAGCCGCCACCAGATGCGGAGAAAAGAGACCGACGACCAGCGCCACCCTGCATACCCTGACGAACATTCGATGCACTGATTGCAGCAGAGATGTCAGATGCTTTAGCATCAGCAAGACGATTTGCTTCAGAACGAGCAGCTTCTTCTGCTGCTGTTCTTTGTTGCGCTGCTGCTGTGGCTTGTTGTTCTTGAGCGGTTCTAGCTGCCTGCTGCTCAGCAGCACTGGGACCAAAGCACATGATATCCTCCTATGTTTCCCATTGGATAAACACTAATGCCACTAAGCATCAATGCACAAACTACATTCTCGACCACAGACCCTGACGCCGTTTCTGCGGTTTGCCGCGATCAAAGACATTAAAGTTGCTCTTGGCAACAGTCACTTGCGCTGGCTTTTGGGAGTTCATCAATGCACGTCCCTCGCCAGCGCCGAGGAGGAGATACTGCAATGCGTCATGAACGTGACTGTACATATTCTTGTCTGGCTTATCTGAGTATCTCTCTCCAGAAACTTCCATACGTTTATAAGAATATCCGCCTTCGAATCCTTTGATCAGCGTTGAGCATCTGCGATCAATAAGAAAGGCAGGCTTGCCCTCCGTCATCTTAGTGAGCTGAGAAGACACAGCTTCAATCCGAAGATCTGGGGAGTTGGATGGAGCAGGAAATGCGCGAAGGCCAGCGCCACGAAGAATATGGAATGGCGTTGATTCATCTGTCTGCGCTCTGAAGTCACCAGCGGGATCTCCATAGATGATGACTTCACTTGCTGCAGGGAATCGAATAGCCAATTCGTTTCTCAGCACTTCAGCAAATCGAACAATGCCCATATCAATGGCGACAATCTCTGACTGAATCAACCAGCGACCACGAACCTTCTGACCTATGGCAGCAGCAGGGGTCAAACCAAAGTCCAAGCCTACATAAACTGGAAGCCCAGCGGCAATAGGTATCTCTTCGTTTGCAACGTGGATGTCTGGCGCGAACATAGCATACACTGGCTTTCCATCCTGAATAGTTCCAAGTCGGTTCATGACGTAGACATCAATCCAACTCTTGGTCTTACCTTGAACCAAGTTGGGATAATATGTCTTCATCATGTTCTTGTAGTTCTCAGCAAGAGGATTTGGAATGTAAGAGTCAATCGATCCCTCCTCATCCTTTACTTCAACCATACCAGCAGGCTGCGTAAAGAAGCGCCAGTTGGTTGGCTTGACCAACATCTTGGCTTGCTCTTTAGGAATGTGATCTGGGATTGGAACCTCGCCAGACATGATGGGCCACCAGTGATCTTCCTCTGGAGCATTGGTGTCTGCAATAAGACCCGTCCATGAAGGACCGCCATCACGCATAGAAGGGTATCGACCAACACGCATAGTGCAAGCGTCGATGATACTCTTTGGAAGTTCACGCGCTTCGTTGATCCAGATGCCAGTAAGTTCTAGCGAGAGAAGCTTCTTTACATCTTCAGGTCGGTCAAGCGCAAGGAAGATAACCTCAAGATCAATATCACCCTTCTTGATGTGATGGGTGTAGGGAACGGACCAGATAAACCTTCCCCACTCATGCTCAGGAAACCAATCAAGCCAAGTCTTGATGGTCGTAGTTCTTAACTGAGGGTTTGTATTTCGGATGATAGCCCACCGACTCTTGCGGATTCCATCTGGTCCCTTCTGTTGAGCAAGGGCGCGACGAAAGACTTCAACACAACAACTCGCTGACTTGCCAGATCCAACTGGGCCTCTGATTCCTCGAAAGAACGTATCGTCCTTCATAAAGGATTTCAGAACCTCGCCATCAGGTTTGTATTTGAAGTCAATCATCGCAACCCTTTATCCACACCGAAGCGAATCATTCTCTCAGCAACTTCTGGGCCAAGACTTTCAATCAGCTTGTCGCACTCAATGTTTGTGGCAAAGTCTTTAGGCACATGAACGAGATGAACCTTCCGCACGATACCGCGAAGAAGGTTTAAGTCTTGCTCTGCTAGGGAAGAAAGAAAACTCATTTTCCCTTGGGCTTTGGTTTTGCTGTAGCCTTGGTCGCTGGCTTTGTCTTAGCCATTGGCATTGCCTTCATGTCAGCCTTGCCGCCTTTGTTCATCTTATACATCTCGGTACTTCCTTACTTTGCTTGCGATTGACTTAGGTTGCTTACTTACTTGTTTGCCAGCCTTTGTCGCCGCCTTCTTGGCTGCGCTGGTTCTGGCATACTCTTCAGAGCTTAACGCCTGAATGGCTTTCTTGGGAAGATATCTTTCTCCAGTAGCGTCCTTGCCTTGCGTAGAAGGTTTACCACTCTTCGTGGTCCACTCCTGCTTAGTCCAAGCAACCAAAGACTTCTGGGGCTTTTTCATTTCTTTGCCTTTGGCGGTGTGTGAGTAAGCTTCTTACTGCTGGCAGTATGCGTTGCACCCGTCATGACTTCCTTGCCCGACTTGTGAACTGGACCAGTGTACAGTTTTCCATTTGCTAAGTAATGCTTAGAAGTCTTGCTCATGATGTGTACCCACCGCCCTTAGCCTTGTACTCTTTTGCCAGCATCTGTGCCTTGCGCGCACTCCACTGACCAGAACCACCGCCCTTATCACCAGCCTTGATCCGCTTAAACAAGGTCTTACGCATCTCAGGCTTAGTATAGTTACCAGCCTCATTCACCTTTGACTTCATGATTCACCCATTGTGAAAGGCATCAGAAGACTGCGCGCCTGAGCCGTTGAACGATTGGCATACACTGGCATATCGCGCTCAACAGGCGTTCCAGTAGGAAGAGCTTTGAGAGGACCGAAGTCCTGCTTTACATATTCAATCGGAGTTGGCGCAATTGCCTTGGCATTGAAACACATCTCATCAATCCTTCTTTGCTT